CGTACATCAGGTCGTACATACGATCTGAGGCTTTCTGCTTTTGTATTCCTTGATAAATATCGTAGCCAGTAGACACAGCACCAGCTAGATTCTGAAACCAGTTAGATCCCAGTATACCGGTAGAAACGCTGCCATCAGTAGCCTTGCCACCGATCATAGCGTTCATAATAGTCCCTGTCCAATCTTCATAACCCATATTAATAACCCCTAAAATTATTTAACTAAATATCTTTTTAGTTACCAGGACCAGCAGAGTGCCCACCACGTCCACTATCAGGACCGGAAGAAGGACTACTTCTATTACTACCAGAGGTAGCACCATCTCCCAAGCCATCGGTAGAGTGGGAGCCAGCGTCAGCCGCCGCCATACCACCGGAGCTAAGATCCCCGCGTAGACCAGAAGCGCCCCTGCTAGTGAATCCACCAGTGCGCGCCCCAGCAGAGCTATTACCAAGTGCTCCTGCAATATTACCAAAAGCACCCATTGACGTATTCGGGTCTTGTCGCGACTCAAACATTGAATTAAGTGTAGTTAAACCAGTGCTAAGTTGTCCATCATAAAGGCCACGCATGGTCTTACTAAAACTATCAGCATCCTGGCCGTATCCAGTCGGATTTGAGGAATCTGAAAAAGACATGTTTGCCGGTGCCCCATATCCAACATTTGCACCCAAAGACATGGCTGCATTAACTGTGCCCGGAATGCCGACTTGTACTGGCTGCTGCATTAGCGCGTAATAATTCTGTATCTGATCCATCTCACTAAGAGGACTCACACCTTGATACGCACCAACAGGAGAGCCGTATAAAGATGTGGCAGCACTATCCATTGCAGTTTGGGACAACACCGCACGATCTGTATCTAATGCACCATAATCAGCTAAATTCTGAGCATTATATGCTACACGAGCATCAACCTGCTTTGTGGCTAAATTAGCAGCAGAACTCTGAGAATTAATCTGGTTTTCAGCCGGAGATAAACTTAATGTTTTAAGATTTCCATATGAATCTGTAAAAGAATCTGCAATGGCGGGAGATAAATTAGCGACATCCCGCATATCTCTCGTGATTTTGGCTGTGCTCATAAAATTACTATCAAGAGCATTTTCAACAGCCTGCTTTAAATTTTCATCTCTACGTGTTCCAGTTAATTTTCCAATACCCTCACCAATAACCGGGCCTAGCGCCGCAGCAAACACACCAAGAGCAGGATTAATCATACTAGCTAAACCTGCAACAGTATTCCCAACCCAACCTGATTGAGTACCAGTTGCAGCACCAACGATATTGCCAGCAAAGTTTGCGGCGATGTTAGGGGATAGTGTAGAAGAAATAGCACCTGTAACTGCATCTAATGGACTCATTCCTGTAATTGCTGAAGTTAGACCAGCTCTACCTGCGATACCTAATCCATATTGACCGAGACCACCGTATAAAGCATCACTAACACGCTGTGTGGCCATGTCAGTGTATGCTGCCGTAGAGCCAGGAGTATCGGGCCCACCAAAATAGCTCTTGTCGCTATAAACAGATCCGGTATCGAACATCGGATCAGTCTTTTTATCCACGTCTACTGGAGAATCCCAGTCGAAATGTCTACGACTATTCCAGCGAGCGGTACCAAAAGAGGAGGCATCGTCCTGCTTATCATTAAACCAAGAACCATCAGAAGTACCAGCCCACTGGGGGGTAACTGTTCTACCAATTGTAGGAGTACTTGTAGTATCCATTCTTCCCATACTATAGTCCATTGTTTACTGCTCCTGTCCAGCAAGTTCTTGCATAGAGCTCGCTAATTCTATTTTGTAGACAGGAACAGAGCCTGTCAGTGAAATTTCTAATTCTCTATTTGTATAGCCAGATGGTAATCTAAAGGGCTTAGAATTAAACACGTACTTAGTAAATACAGGTTCACCACTAGCATATAGAGTAAAAGTAATATAATTTTTAGATGCATCAGAAAATCCGAATCCATTGATGGGAATTATATTAAATGCCCATGTGTTATTAGACCAGGTTAGTTCTGCATCTGTTAGATACCCAGAATTTTGCACAGCATCTGCTGAGTTAAATGTAACTCGTGCAGCAGCAAGGTTAACCCCGGCGTCATTCATTAAAAAGATCTTTGATCTCCAGTTGTATGTGCTATAATCTGCACCATGATCAAAGATACCAAGGCGTATTTCATTTGAAGCTGTAACATGTGCGCAGTACATTGACGCTGATTCAAAGTCAGAGTAAAGGCAAGTAATATTAAAGGCAGACATACAAAATCCTATACTCGGATCTTGCATATTAAACATTAGCATCTTTCTCTGCCCAGCATCTGTTTCGTATAGCATGTAGTAATAATACCCAAGACCAGCAGACTTACACCCCTCGAGGTTGAAGTCTTTCATGTCCTGAATATCTGCCAGCTCTTGTGTCAAGTTAGCCACACCAACGCGGTCAACCCGGATGAGTCCAGCAGTAGACGGGTACACAACCGCGTCACGATAAGAAACAATTCCATCCGCAGAAATGCACGGAGCAAACTCTTTGATGGGGAAAGCAATAGCTGTAGACGGGTCAGAGATGCTGATAATGTACGGCTCAGCTTCTGTGCACACAACTACGATATCGCCAAAGTGACCTATGCCAACTACAGGACGACCAATAGCTACACGATACTGCTCAGGCCAAGCGTGCGCCTGGTAAGGCTCAGAAAAGCAAACATAGTTATCGTAAAAGCCCGCAAGCATACCAGAAGCAATGGCAACAACTCCGGAGAGTGTGTCACTGGGCTTTTCGTAATCCTGATTATTAGAAGCCTGACCCAAGTTTGATGTCAGTACAGTGTCTGTGAAAGTAAATGTGCTAGTACCAGAATTCCAGACAACTCCTGAAACCGTGCCAGCCTTAGCAGCAGCTATCTCGAATGTGCTTACAAAGTGAAAGAAAGAATCATTAATCGTAGTGCCAGATCGGTTGATAGTAACGTGTGTGATGCCATAGCCAGTAGGAGCGTCAGCAATACCTGCGATGGTGGCAGTGCCAGAAGTAGTCATATCTATGAATAAAGCCGCAGCACTAGTCGTTGCTGGTGCAGAGTAGGCCCCCTGATCTATCTTGCCGTCTGATGCCCATACACGATCATATTGCACGGTATAAGAACGAGACTCAAAAGCTCCAGAACCAGCAGTAGCCACTACCATCGTGGGGGCAGCCGGAACTGGTAACCCAAGCTTGTACGTATTAGTTGAGTTGATAATATTATTAGTAGCAACTACAGTATTATCAAATACTCTAGGTACATCTAATCCTGTTAAAATAATCCTGTTATCATTGGCACTATAAATAGGATCACGAGCAAGAGACACTTTAGTATTAAAATAATACCATTTATCTGTAGTACTATTAACGCGGTACTTTAAAATACTAGCAACTACGCTAACAGAATCTATTATTTCCACATCAGCAAAGGAATTAAGCGGCACAATGCTGCCAGAATCGTACTTAATATTCGTACTAACTTGGCTATACTCAGAAGATAGAAGTCTGGGCTCTATCTTAGGAGCCATTCCTTTAAATTTAGATATTGCGATATCCATAATATTCTACTTAGAAACTACAGTAACTTGCACGGACTGTTCCATAATACGTCCAGCTTCTGTAGTAATTGTATTTGTAAAAACATATGTAGAATCAAGTGTACCAGCAGATAGCCATAAAGTAGTAGTATAATCGGTATACGTATTGACACCCTTAGTAATACCTTCAGGAGTTGACCAGACAGATGTAATGATCTTATCCCCAGCAGGAACACGGGCACGCCAATTTAATTTATAATCTAAGGTTTCTTGAGGATCTTTGTCCGGCCAATTAAGTATCATGTAAAATCCTTTTAAATGTAGTATGTATCTACAAAAGGAACATCAAGTGATCTCTCTTCTGTTGGTACAACCTCTACTGAATTATCGTATGGATAAATACTAATTTCTCTATACTCATCGCTAGCTACTAATGCCATACGTTCTGACCACATCTTTTGCACAGCTATCATCGACCGTACTTCAGCGGAGCCAACTACTTGGACATAGCCTGAAGCTTCGTATAGATGTCCACAACAGCAGGGTAATGTTATATTCGCTACTGTGGTATACCCACCCATAACAGCTAACTGCCCATATGCTGGAATAGTAAAACCAACAGCACTTACATAGCCAGAAGGATGTGCGTAATGCACTGAGTAAGCATTAGCAGAACCAACTGTCTCAACATAGCCAGAAACTTCCGGCATGAAGTCTGCTTTAGTAATACTGTTAATACTATTAGTATTTATACTAGTAGAATTAAATGTACCCCCAAAGAATGTAAGTGTCATAGTCATATTTAATTTAGCCCAAACTTAGCGGGAACAATCGCACGGTCATTTGTATTCTGAATATTAATTGGGCCATTACCAAAACGCTCAGCCCAATAAAGATCTCCAGAAGTAACACCTACTACAAAATAACCATACATGTTACCAGCGGCACCAGTGAAAGGAAATATCAACTCAGCAGTAGTACCATACGCCGGATCTCCACCAGGAGTACCAGTAGTAACAGTCCACTCAGAAGGAGCAACCGTAACCGGAGTATACCCATACGTGCTAGCTTCTGAGAAGGAACTAATAATAGAATCTTCAGCAGGAGTGTAGTCGTTAGTATACAATTTATAAATAAGACTTTCAGAAGTTTGCTTGCCTAAAATAATATTAAGCATTTTAACTTCACCTATGTCAGAAACAACAAGCGCCATAACATATCCTTTACTGTTTAGTATAAATGAGATATTCTTCTATGTACTTCCACATTCCTTTAATTTCCCTCTATAACATATAAGCATAGGAACGTGTGGAAAGGATTGGCGTCCACAATTGCACTTTCGTTTGTGACATAAAGCCAGGTCTCATATATATCACCTGGTTCCGCAATGTCGTCGCCACAGACAGTAATAACGAACGAGTTGGCGAAACTTCCAGCAGTTCCAATACCCGCAAAGATCGGCTCTCCGTTTTTGGACACCTTCACAACATAATTCGGTATTCCACCGCTAGATGCGGTTGCATTCTGGGAAATCCAAACCTGCCCAGAAAAGTGGATAAGAGAGCGTACGCCGCCCATGGGCACTGGGACAAAAGAGGAATCTGAGAATTCAACACCCTCATTGTAGTCTGCTGTACTCCATGTAAGTTTGTTGTACACCTCGTTTGTAAAATCAGTTTGACTGGTATAATTCTTGTGCGTGCGAATTGCTTTCATACCGTTCCTCACTCTAAAGCTCTGCACCGGTGAAGCGCATCCACGAGCCTGAAGTAGAAAAACGTAGTGAGGCTGGCCGGAATTGTGTAAGTCCTGCGGCAACAACTGCAAGTATACCCACACTGTCAGTTCCAGAAGCATTAAATGTTATTCCAGTAGTGGTTGTTAGTGTAACACCATCTCCTACTGCGAAATGTGCTCCATTAGATACCACAACACCGGTAGGAGCTATACGGGATGCCACACGTAAAGGTAAGATGTGCTCAGTGTAGGTGGTAGCCGCAGCGACACCATAGCCAGGAACATTACTAACAACCCCAGGAGAAACCCGGTAAGTTGGGTGGTACCTCTGGCACCACGCCTCGGCCTGCTGGTAGGGCAGCACCTCAAATGGAGTGGCGAAGGAGCCCTTCTCGATCTGAACGCCGCCGATCTCGTATGTGGCGGCGGCGTTTTCCACAAACTGCACCGTGCCGGACACCTGTAAATAATTTGCGTTTTGCCAAACGCCAGTCGTGGCCGTGGAGTATGTAACCCCGCCACCAAGGCTGAACATCAACACGGCACAAAGTGTGTTGGTCTTCGCCCACACCCCCGCAGTACATCCAGGCACCGTCTCATTAACATAGGTCTCTGTGTTTGCGGCCAACGTGCGGGTGAACATATAGGTGTATGTACCCAACGCATTCCTGATTCCGAATGCATATGGACCCGCGACGCTGACCCTGACAGTGAAGCTGATAGTGCACTCTTTAGCCTGTGCCGTTCCCCAAAGCAGATCGGCAAAGTCAAACCCTTCTATCCGCTTTTGTACTGTAAAACCGTCTGCGGCAAGCACTGTATAAGCTGAAGCCACGGTGAGTTTTTCGGAGTACGGGTATGACGCCAACGAGTCGGCCACTCGCTGTGCGGTTATTTTGCTCGCCTGTGTCATTCCCAGGAATGTGTTATCCACGACATACCCGGTTGCCGCAAGAGTCACCTCCGCCCCAGCGTTGATGTTGTCCACGCGGAAGTCCCCATTACATAAACGATTACGTCTGGAAAATACATCAGTAGAATTAAGAACAGACATCGTGCCCAAGCCAAGAGTTGTGCGCTGTGCGGTAGCATCAGCATCATCTAGTATAGCTCTACCAGCAGCCGTGCAGGATGCAGTGGCGTACGTATCTAAAGCTGTAGTATAAATAATATTATCCGCAGCAGTAGTCAGTCCAGAAATAGAAGTTAACCCAGCATCTAGTGGCTGCACATTCGCGGTTTGAGCAAAAGAATTAATAGAGCCCGCAGTAAATCTATTTTCTACTACTGCACCAGTGCTGAATGCCTTAGCAAGTGTGCCTTCCTGTGCGCGTGTCACAGTAAGAAAATCAGTAGTACGTGCAGTGCACAACATTATTTCATTATTACCGGTACTATCCTGTACTGTAATAAGAAAAGTTCCGTCTGCTGTAGTTGGAAAAATAACACCAGTACCCGCAGTAATAGTAACTGTAACATCCACATTAGAGATATCAGCAGCTAGTAAAGAGCTTGCATTATTTGAAAATTTAAGTGCCATTGTTACCTCAAAATAAAGATATAATTTTTATATTAACCAAAAAGTACGGGGCTGTACAGTCTTACCCTGACGGCTAAAAGATTTCATTGTTCTACTCTTCGCATATGTGATGCCTTCGCGGAACTTAGCTTTATGATAAGCCACAGTCTGGGGATCAGCCCACGCTTTACCTGGCATTGCATGGAGACGCATTAATGCACCATGTGCGATAGCTTCTGCCCAATTCTGAAAGAGCCAATCAGGACAATCTATGCTCGTAATATCCATCTTAAGAGCCACATCGAGATCCAACCCAGCTACGATAGCTTCAGCGGGAGCGGGCACTAGTACTAGATGGCTATTATAGTCCATGTAATACATATTAGGCTGACTAGCCGAAGACTCACGCCAACCTGAGTACAGTGTGTCGAGATCTTCAATATTTGTAGCTGCTGCTGGTGTCTTATTAATAGCAACATACACAGGCTTTGCGATTACAGTGCCAACAGGCGGAGTAAATGTATACTCAGACTGCCCAGCAACTAGATCAGTAGAAGTAAAAGAATACCTCCACATATGTGTGCGCTCGCAGAAATCGTTAATGGCACCACGAAGGGCAGTATTAACTAGCTGAACAGGACAACCCTGCACGGCAGGCATAATGTACGGATGAAAGTCAGATATAGTTGCCATGTTAAGCCTTCGGAGTAGTCACAATTGTATCCCCAACACGAGGACCAAGAGTTGACACTGATTTATATTCTATGCCCAACTGATTGTAGAAGTCAGCCTTGTAGGATTCAGCCAAAGTTTTATCCTTAACAGAAGCAGTATCTGTGCTGTACAATCTATATAGCATGTATGAAATGATAGACCCGACAAAAGTATCATCACAAGGAACTGTCTGTGTAACAGCTCTATCCCAAGTTAGACTAGAAAATATTGGAAACGAGTAGCTGTAAGCTAGTTCAATAAATATTGGCGTGAATGTTCCTGGAGCGGGGGACACCCAAAATAGCTTAGAAGTTTTTGTATCATAAGCATACTCAGAAATAGCTGTAGGATCTACAAGTGGCGCTGTATGCCAGTCAGCAAAATAATCCAAATCTTTCCGATTAACCTGCCATATAGGCGGACCATCAGTAACTCCATCCTGCCCCATATTACGATAGATATCTATCAAAGCAAGCATGTCACCAGGAAGTGTCTGCTTAGTACCAGGATCAAGCTGCATCACCGTAGTCTTTGCGTGACTATCAGGACGAGCAATGACCAACTGCTGAAAAGCGTCGTCAAGAAAATTGATGTACCTAGTCTGCGACACACGCTCATGGTCAGCATCATTATAAAGGGTAGCTACCCGATTCATGATATCTTTAATTATCATTGCTATTGCCCTTAGTTGTATGCTGGGGCCCAGTGTTATCCAGGCCCCATGGCACACAGTGTGTTATTTCATCGAAGCTTCTTCATAGCCAAGGAACGTATAAGGTACAGTGTGCACAGTACGCTCAGCGTAGATAGCCATACCCTTTTCCAGGTCAACTCCCTTGTAGTCGTTGACTGTCATAATGGCGTCGTCGCAACAGCCGCGCACAACTGGCTCCGGAAGAGAAACTTCCTGTTCATAGGGAACCTGGAAAGCGATGCCGTTAAGCGACAGAAAAACGTAAGGAGACTCTTCTTCACGCCCGGTGCGGTGGAAGATCACACGCATACGTCTATGCGCGTTAAGCGGTTTAGAATCCTCATCCCACTTAATAATACGCTGGATGGCAACCTTGCGCATGATGCGTCCGTTCTCATCAAGAGGAACGTCCAGACCACGACTAAACATGCAGTCACCAAGCTGCTCATCTTTCATGGTAGCGTAGTTGCGGGAGACTTTATCCGCAGACTCAAGCTCCGCAGCCTCAATAACAGCCACGGAATCCATGCTTTCTTTGTTAATCTTACTCATGTATTCTCCATTTTAAGTTGTGTGGGAAGCCCAGTGTTACCCAGGCTTCCCGCTGCAACTACAGCTTATAAGACTTTTTACAGGACGGAGCAGGCAACTTCAGCACGCACCATGAACGCGTTGTTCAGGATGCAGGCAGTCTGCATGGCCTTCCAACCAACGTAACCACGCTGACCCAGTGGATCGGACTTAGAAGCCTGACCGGGATTCAGCACTGTGGGGACGATGGAGGTCTTGCCCTTCAGCGGCACGATGCCGTAAGCATCCTTAGCGAAGAACAGGACGGGGTACACATCAGCCTTAGTGCCAGCAGTGGACAGCACGTGGCCGCCAGCATTGCCGCCGCCATTGGCGAAGGGCTCCACGACAGTGGACACGATGTAGCGCACGCTCTCAACGGAACCAATCTCACCCTCGAAAGGAGTGGTGGTGCCGTAGTCCTTGGCGTCCGTGAACTTGGTGATGTTACGCAGATCGGCTTCGCAGTCGGGGTGCATAACAGCAACGTACGCGGGCGTAATGGCCTGCGTGCCGTAGGACGGGGTGGACTTCACGTACGAAGTAAGCTGACGAGCATTCTGACGCTTCAGGGCGCGAGTAATCTTGCGCTGAAGATTCAGGGTCAGCGGGGTGTTGACGTCGGTACGGGCCGAACCGTTGGCGTAGTACACATTGGTACCGGCCTTCAGCACGTCGTAACGCATCTTCTCCAGCACCTGCGCAGCCTGCTCACCGAGGACTTCCACGGCCTGCTTCAGGACGTTATCCTCATTGGTGTCAGCCACCATGTCGGTGATGATGATGAGATCACCGTACTGCTTCATTGTAGCAGTGACGTCGGTCACGGTAAGCTGCTTAGCAGTAGGCGTGACACCTTCGGTGAGCTCGGTAGGAGTAGCAGTAAGGGCCTCGAAACGGCG